TGACAGAGGGTGACAGCTACCACCCTGACATCCACTCGAACAAGTGGGTCCTGTTTTCGAAAAAGTCTATGGACTTGCGGTTATAGTGGGCGGCGGGACTAGATAGGCAATAGCAGTTTTGCAGCAAATCGGAGGCGTGTGACAGAGGTAGCAGAGCAGAGGCTTGAGCATCGTTATCGTCCTTTGGGTTCCGCGAGGGAGTTGTTCTCGTGTAAGGAACCCGAGATTCTCCTGTCTGGTCCTGCGGGGACTGGCAAGTCGAGAGCGTGTCTGGAAAAGCTCCACGCATTGTGCCTCAAATACCCGGGGATGCGCGGTGTCATATTGCGGAAGACTGCAACCTCTCTGACTTCGACTGCGCTTGTCACGTTCAGGGAGCATGTCGCGGTTGAGGCGATTCAGAGCGGTGAGGTTAGGTTCTTCGGGGGATCTTCGCAGGAGGCTGCACTTTTCAAGTATGGCAACGGGAGCACTATCACTGTCGGTGGGATGGACAAGTCGATCAGGATCATGTCCTCGGAGTATGACGTTGCTTACGTCCAGGAGGCAACTGAGCTGACTGAGGACGACTGGGAGGCGATCACTACTCGACTGAGACACGGCAAGGTCCCGTATCAGCAGCTGATCGCGGACTGCAACCCGGATGTCCCGTATCACTGGCTGAAAAACCGCTGCGACAATAACCGCACTCACATCATCTATTGCAAGCATGAGGATAATCCCCGCCTCTGGGACACTGAGAGCAACGTGTGGACTCCGGATGGAGCCTCCTATATATCCAAGTTGGATGCCCTGACTGGCGTCCGTCACGAGCGTCTGAGGCTTGGTAAATGGGCTGCTGCGGATGGTCTGATTTACGACACGTTCGATGCTCAGATCCACTTGCATAAGCAGATCTCTGAACCACCTCTCTCCTGGGCTCGGTACTGGTCGATTGACTTCGGGTTCACGAACCCGTTCGTTCTTCAGATGTGGGCGATGGATCCGGATGGCAGGTTGTATCTGTTCAAGGAGATCTATAAGACGGGGAGACTCGTTGAGGATCACGCAAAGTTTGTCAGGGACAAGATGCTCAAGGGCAAGCGCGGTGCTGAGCCTGCTCCTGTGATGGTGGTCGCGGATCATGATGCGGAGGGGAGGGCAACGTTCGAGGAGAAGCTTGTCATGCTGGTAGCTGAGCAGGATGAGCAGGGGATGACGACAGTCAGGGAGAAGCTTGGCGTGTCCACCACCCCAGCCCATAAGAGCGTCCTGGAGGGGATTGAGGCGGTCAAGGCACGGCTCAAGGTCCAGGCGGATGGGAAACCTCGTCTGTACATCTGCCGTGATGCTCGCATCGAGGTGGATCAGGCCCTCGTGGACAAGAAGCTCCCGACGTGTACGCAGGAGGAGATCCTTGAGTACGCCTGGGGCAAGAACGTGTCTCACGATCGGGACCGCATCCCCAAGGAAGCTCCGAGGAAGCTGAACGATCACGGGATGGACGCTATGCGTTATCTTGTCGCGGCAGTCGATCTTGTGGGACGCCCGAGTATCCGAACCCTAACCTGGTAGGTGTGTGACAGCTTATGTCGCGGTAGTTTATCGCCTGAGCACTGAGTTCATCTGGATTCCGATAAACCTAACCAGGTTCGGGGAACCGTACGACCCTACTGGCAGCCCCGTATGGCTGGCGTTCACGGAAACTCCCGCTGATGAGCCAGCAGTGTGGAATCCGGGTGGCTGGGAAACGGTGGATGGCACCCCGAGTGTGACATGCCTTATCGGACCAGCAAATAGCGGGGTGAATCTTCCCGTGGGTGAGCACCTGATCTGGCTGAAAATCCAGGTTGACCCTGAAGTCCCTGTCTTTTTTCGAGGCTATGTGAGGATCACATGATTGTTCTTTGCGTCCCTATGAAACTGTGGGATTCAACAAGAGTTGCATTGCGGCTGCATGCCCCTGGCGCGATTATCAAGAAGCTCCGCACCGATGACATCGAGGAACCATGGAACACGTACTCCGAGTACTGGCGTAAAGCTGAGGATGATCTGCTCATCGTGGAACAGGACATCGTGATCCATGAGGATGTGATACCTCAGTTCGAGGCATGCCCTGAACCGTGGTGCCTGTTCCCGTTCCCTCATTACAGTCAGCCTGACGGGGAGCTGATGACGACTGGGATCGGGTGCAACAGGTTCCGCAGGGAGTTCCTCGAACAGGTCACCGTGGAGGACGTGGAGGCTCAGGGCGGGAACTGCATCCGGTGCGAGGGTAACCCCAAGTGCTGGGCTCACCTGGACGGGAGAACCCGTGAGGCTGGCGAAGCCAAGGGCTTCAAGATCCACGTGCACTATCCCCCGGTGGGGCACAGGGTCTAGTTCCCCGCGATCACCCAGGATGGTCCGACAGTGATGATGGGGACGTACTGCTGAGCGATGCTCAGCCACTGGTCCCGCAGCTGCTGGCTGGAGAACGTGGTGATGTCCACGGGCTGACCATGCCACATCGCGGTGGCTTCGCTGCTCGCGTACAGCGTTGGGTCGATCGCGGTCAGCTGGGTTGCCCCGATGGAGTTTGCCAGCTGGGTGATGTCCGGGGCTGTGTCCACGGGAGCGGTGTCAGCTGCTACCTGCTGAGTGACCACAGGGCGAGGCGTCCCTCCCGAGGTGAGGACGAGTCCCGCTGTGGTCCCGCCCGCGATGACTGCGGTAGCTGCGACCGCGATTGCTGCAATTTTGATCCGTTTGTTCATGACCCCATGATACTCCCTGATACACCGTGACACAGTAATAGTTGCATGTGCAAACATCTATGTGCTATAAAGGGTTTAGGAGAGTGTTTCCCCCGTTAACACTCTGCATTTTCGGGGACGGGAAAATTGGCTCACACCGCCATACTTCCCGGAGTCCGTGGTAAATCCGGATTTCGGTTGAGGGATGTAGCTAAGCGCGTCATCGATCGTATTAGCGTTCCCGCTTCTGTGCGGAAACTGGCGGAAATCCCGTTGACCACAATGGGACTCGGGTCGATTATTGCGGGAATTTCCCTCGTCTGTCTCCCTGCCGCGCTTATCGTCGGGGGTTTCGCCCTGATCGGGCTTGAATATCTGATCGCGGATGGTGTGTGAAAAGTTCCCTCCGCAAACTGCTAAACGCAGGTTCCCCGGTTCCATATGCAGCAGCTGGTAGAGGTGTCCTCCCGCTGTTCTCGGGGCAATCGAACAACGAGATTTACATGCGTGCTTATGGCACCTCAGGAACTATCTTCTCGATTGTCACCACCCTTGCTACGGCAGTAGCCACCCCGAACTGGCATCTATACCGCAAGCAGCCTCAGGATGGACGCAGGCGTTATACGACGGGTGATCAGGGTTCAGACCAGAGGACTGAGGTTGTCAACCACGCAGCCTTGTCTTTGTGGAACAACCCGAACGATTTCACGATCACCTCCGAGTTCCTGACTGCATCCCAGCAGCACCTGGAGCTGACTGGCGAGTGCTGGTGGATTCTTGATCGCGGTAATGCGAACTTCCCGGTAAGCATGTGGCTGGTCCGTCCTGACCGGATGGAGCCAATCCCCAGTCCTGATGCTTACCTCCAGGGTTATGTCTATACCTCTCCAGGTGGCGAGAAGATTCCCCTGGATCTGAACGACGTTATCTTCACCAAGTACCCATCTCCTCTTGATCCTTATCGCGGCATGGGTCCCGTTGCATCCATCCTCGTCAATGTCGATGCGATGCGGTACGCAAACGAATTCAACAGGAATTTTTTCCTCAACAACGCCTCACCCGGTGGCGTTATCCAGGTTGATAAGCGCTTGAGTGACCTTGAGTGGGATGAGCTTACTAATCGCTGGCGGGAATCCCATCAAGGCGTATCCCGGGCTCACCGTGTCGCGGTTCTGGAAAACGGAGCACAGTGGACTTCCATTGGGCAGACGAACAAAGACATGGATTTTTCGAATCTGATCCTCCAGGAGCGGGACATCCTCCGGGAAGCCTGGGGAATCCACAAGTCGATGCTTGGCAACTCGGACGATGTGAACAGGGCAAATGCGCAAACTGCCGAAGAGGTGTTCGGGT